GACGCGGGGCGTCAATCGCCGACCATCTATCTCGGATTATTTCGCGCGGCTCGCCCGGTGTTGGTCAACGACCTCTGACAGCAGCCAGGCCAGCTTGCGCCTGGCCCTCAGCGCGCTGAAGCAGTTCGCGCTGCAGGTGAGCCGGGCCTTGGACACCAGATATTCGGCGCCGCAGAGGTGGCAGATGCCTACCGGCGATCCTTTCTGGCGGTAGGGACGCTTTATAGGCGGCGGTGGCGCGCCTTCGGCGATATCGGACACGTTTTCCCCACTCGCAAAAATGCCCGATCCGCATCGATCAGCATGGTGGCGTTTTGCTATCGACACGGACCGGGAGTTTGCTGTTGTAAAAGGCGCAGGACCTTGGTCCTCTCCGGTTCGGCCCGTCAATGGCACGGATACAGAACGCGTAGAAATATCGGTGGATATATCTGTGGATAATTCACTCCTCCCGGTCCCAGTTCGTAGACACCGTCTCTGCTGGGCGAGGATCCTGGGGCAATTCCTCGGGAAACATCGAGGAACGCATCTTGGTCAGCGCATCGATCGTTTCGTCCAACCGCCTCCGTAGATCAGAGATCGGCATACCATTAAACACGTAGTGTATCATTACTTCGCGTAAATCTGTCGACACGTCTTTGCGCGTCGGACGAACGATCTTTTTCAGATGCGGGGCCTCAGGTTTCGCCACCGGCGATAATAGACGCTGCTTGGCTACGTGATACGAGACCGCCGCTTGGGTCACGCCGTGTGCCCTGGCGATTGAGCTGAGGGTTTCCCCCTGGCGCGCGCGGCTAATGATGTTAGCGATAGCCGTCTGATCTAGTCGCTTTGTATTGCCCTTCTTCCGTGTTGGCGCCTTCATGTTTTTCCTCCTTTAATTACTCCTATTAAATGTCCACCGTCACCATGCGTCAATCCCAGATACTGTAATAGCGCTGACGACTATTATTGCAGCCGCCCGCGTCGCGTTACCCAGCCCCCGAACATTCCTAGCACCGCGTCCACCCGACAGCCGACGGGCAATGGCGCTTGGAGATCGCTATGCCGTTGCCAAAACCAAAGCCATCTGGCGAGACGAACGAACAGTGGATGGGGCGTTGCATGGGCGACGCGACTATCAAGAACGACTTCAAAGACCCTAAGCAACGCGTGGCGGTCTGTCTGAACCTCTGGCGGGAGCATCACGGCCCAGCCGCGAATGGCCCCCAACCCAAGCGCGACGTTGCGGGAACGTGCTGCACACCCGGCGGCGGAGAGCCGCTGGCCGATTTCATCGAGAGATGCGTTGAGGGTGGCGATAGCGAAGAAGCGTGCCTTGCCGCATGGCACGCCGGCCCGTCGACCGACGCGCCAATGATGCATTCAGCGCCGGTCGAGATGAAGTGGATGCCGACGACGCTCACTGTCAAAGGCCTCAACGAAGGCGAGCGTATGATCTCCGGCATCGCCACGACGCCCTCCGTTGATCACGTCGGTGATATCGTCGAAAGCATGGGGGCAAAATACGCGACGCCGGTCAGCATCCCGCTGCTATGGATGCACCAGCATAGTCAACCGGTCGGGACGGTTACCCACGTAACTAAGACCGACCGCGGTATTTCCTTCCAGGCACGCATCGCCAAGGTCGAAGAACCNGGCAAGCTCAAGGATCGCGTCGACGAAGCGTGGCAGACCGTGCGCGCCGGTCTCGTAAAGGGAGTCAGCATCGGCTTCACGCCGGTCAAAGACCAATACGAGATGATCAAAGGCGGCGGCATCAGGTTCAAGGAATGGAACTGGCACGAACTTTCCTTGGTTACGGTGCCGGCACAATCAGAAGCCACCATTCAACTTATCAGATCCCTCGATACGCAAGCACTGCGGGCCGCGACAGGTCAGAAGCAGAGCGCGCGTATTGAGCAGAACCCCGCCGGCGTCACGGCGAATGTTAAACGCCAGACAAGCCGGGAGGCACCAATGGCAACCAAAACAATTGCGGAAGATATTGCCGCATACGCATCTACACGAGCGGCACACGCGGCTCGGATGTCCGAGCTGATGAGCAAGGCGTCGGAAGACGGTTCAACGCTCGATGACGAGCAGGAGACCGAATACGATGAACTGAAGGACAAGGTCGCGTCGATCGATAAGCATCTCGGCCGCCTGCGCGAGCAGGAGAAGCTGAACATCTCGCTCGCCGTTGCGGTCGATGGTGATCGTATTGGCCAGAACGCTGGTCAGTCGCTCGGGCAGCGTCAGACGTCGTCGGTCGTTCAGATCAAGCGCCCGCCGCTTGAGAAGGGCACCGCGTTCGTTCGCTACATTGCCGCACAGGCAATGTCGAAGGGAAACTTGCAGCAGGCCGTGCAGATCGCACAGCGGGATGCATGGAAGGACACGCCAGAAGTTGCCAGCGTGCTGAACTACGCTGCGGCTGAAGGCACCACGGTGCTCAAGGCAGCGGTTGCGCCGGCCAACACTTACGACACCACGTGGGCGTCACCACTCGTGCAACTGCAGTTTATGGCTAGCGAGTTCATTGACCTGGTTCGTGCCGCAACCATTCTCGATAAATTGTCGGGCGGTATGCGTCGCGTGCCCTTCAATATTCGTGTGCCATTGATGAGCAGCGGGTCCACGGCATATTGGGTCGGCGAGGGTAGCTCCAAACCCATGTCGAGTGCGGCGTTCGACACGATTACCATGACCTTCGCAAAGGTTGCGGCGCTCGTGGCGTTCACCAATGAAAGCCTGCGGTTCTCAAATCCAAGTTTGGAAGCGATGATCCGTCAGGACATGGTCATGGCCATCGCTAGGAAGCTCGACACCGACCTGCTCGATAGCACGAAGGCAGTGGGCACTGGTTCAGGCGGTCCTTCGCCTGCATCACTGACCAACGGCGTCTCATCGATTGTTGCGACAGGAACGGATGCCGGCGCCGCTCACGCCAACATCCGCACGGTCCTGACCACGATGGCCGCGCTGGATCTCGACATGACCGGCGGCACGTGGGTCATGCACGTTAACCAGGCGATTGCGTTCTCGCTGATGTTGAACACGCTTGGCCAGCGCGAGTTCCCGGATATCAACTCCGGCGGCGGCACGTTGGCTGGGTTCCGCGTCGTCACGAGCACGAACGTGCCGTCATCCGGTGGCTCGCCGACGGATGGCTACATGATCGCGTTCATCCTGCCGGGCGAAATCCTGCTCGCCGACGATGGCAACGTCACCATCGACAGCAGCAATCAGGCGTCGCTGCAGTTCGACTCAGCTCCGGATAGCCCGGTGTCTGCTTCGACGGTTTACCGCAGCCTTTGGCAGGAAAATATGACTGCGATCTTGGCGGAGCGTGAGATCAACTGGCGCAAGCGTCGCACAGGTTGCGTCCAGTGGATCGATTATGCCCGTTACGTGTAATCCTAATTGGGACATTCGTCCCTATCGAGGCCAGCCGCGTTCTGAAGTGCTGATCCATTTCTGAGCGCGGTTACGTGGCGCCACCGTTCACTCCTTCTAACTCGGCGCTCGGAGCAATTCGGGCGCCTTCTTTTCAGGAGCATCTTGCCGATGCGCTTCCAGGCCCTCAAACAACTGCGCATGCCTGGCGGGAAGGGCGTCGTTCACCAGCCTGGCGATGAGTTCGATCTGCCCGAAGACAAGCGGGGGAAGGATCTGGGGAATATCTTTATTGCGGCCAAGCTCGCTCGCAAGTTCGAGCCGGTGGCCATCGGCACACCGCCGCCATTGCCGACACAGAAGGTCGTGGCACCACCGGAACCGCCACCAGAGTCCACACCCGAGCCGTCGCTAGAGTCCCCACCAGAACCAACCCCGGAACCCGCACCGTCATTGCTGCAGAAAGTGATGCGGGCGGACGAAGGGGCGCCGGCTGAAGCTGACGAAGCGACTGTGGAGAATGGTGAGGAGCCGGAAGGCGATGCGCCGCGCAGACGTGGTCGCCCACCTATTCATGGCCGCTATTCCCGTCGCGATATTCGGCCGGAGGAATAGGCCGGTGTCGAATGAAACGGAGATTGATCCTGTAGACGCACAATTGCTGCTGGAACTGCGGGACACACCGATCCTGGCCTGCCCGACCTTCCACGTTCCAGCTTGGATGTCTGATCCTGACAACTGGTTCATTCCCCCAGCTGAAGACCCGGAGGACGCACGAATGGCAGACCTGTTCGCTGCGCGCGAGGACTAACGCGACGATGCGCATCCTCGGGTTCGACATCACGCGCAACGGCGTAGCCAAGGCATCACCACCCACGGGCCTTATGGTGCCGCCGATGTCAACGTTCTCCCAGTGGTTCTGGCCGACCATCCAGGAACCGTTCATGGGCGCCTGGCAGCGCAACATGGGCATGACGCAGGAAACGTCCCTGCGGCACCACGCAGTCTATTCGTGCCTGTCGCTCATTGCCCAGGACGTATCGAAGATCCGCATCAAACTGGTCGAGCAGGACCCGACCACCGGCATCTGGGAAGAAACTTCCGCGCCCGCGTTCAGTCCTGTGCTGCGTAAGCCAAATCGCTACCAGACCAGAATTCAGTTCCTGGAGTGCTGGATCTACAGCCTCTTAACGTGGGGCAACACCTACATCCTCAAACAGCGCGATGGCCGCGGCGTGGTCGTTTCAATGTATGTGCTCGACCCGGCACGCACCAAGGTTCTGGTCGCTCCTGACGGCGCGGTCTACTACCAGCTCTATGCCGACAGCCTGACTGGCGTCGAAGAAGACAGTTCGGTCGTGCCTGCGTCGGAAATCATCCACGACCGCATGTCGGCGGTGTTCCATCCGCTGATCGGCATTTCCCCGCTCACCGCGTGTGGACTATCGGCGATTCAGGGGCTCGAGGCGCAGAAGCAGCAGATCGAGACGTCGCGCAATCAGGCGGTGCCGTCTGGTATGCTGATCGCACCGGGGCCGATTTCGCAGGAAACCGCCGATCGCGTCAAAGCCAAGTGGCAGGCGAACTACGCGGGCGAGAATGTCGGCCGCGTGGCGATCCTCGGCGACGGGATGAAGTTCGAGCGGATGTCCATCAATCCGGTCGATGCGCAGCTCATCGAGCAACTGAAGTGGACCGCCGAGACCATCTGCTCAGCATTCCACGTGCCAGCGTTCCTCGTGACGCAAACGGCACCGACGTATAACAACGTGGAAGCGCTCAACTTAAGCTATTATAGTCAATGCCTTCAGGCGCGTTTCGAAAACATCGAATTGCTGTTGGACGAAGGCCTCGGACTGACCGATGTGACCGGACATATCTACGGCACCGAGTTCGACATCGACGATGGACTGCTGCGTATGGACACCGCCACCAAGGTCAAGACCATCGGTGAGGGTGTGCAGCGGGCGATCTTCGCACCGAACGAAGCCCGCGCTCGCTTCGATATGCGGCCGGTCAAGGGTGGCGATGTGCCCTTAATTCAGCAGCAGTATTTTCCTATCGACACGCTATCAGGCCGCGCGCCCCCGCCAGCCCCCCTTCAGCCTACCGCGCCTAACCCATCACCCCCGGCGCCTGTGCAGCAAGGTCTCGAAGAGGCCGACATCGCCATTGCTGCATGGCATCTGACCAAAGCGCTGGGGAGCGGTGCCGTCGTCCTGTCGGCAGCAGATTAAGCGAGAGCGGATCAGCCGGCCGCAGAACACGAGAGGGCCACCGCCAGTGGATCATGCGACCATAGCTGGGCTCATGCAGGCAATTGCGCCTGTCGTTCGGCAATATCTCGGCGAGCACCTGGCCAGTATGCAGCAGCGCATCTCTGCGCTTGAGGCGCGCCTTGCACTTGCTCCAGAGGCAGGACCGCCCGGACGCGACGGCGTCGGCGTGATCGACGCGCTGGTCGACGTCGAAGGCCAGCTCTGCATGACCCGCACCGACGGCGCATTGCTGCGCTTGGGACGTGTGCAGGGCCGTGACGGACGTGACGCGCCATTGCCGCGCGACGGCGTGGACGGCGAGCCGGGGCCTGCGGGCCGTGGTGTGGCCAAGGCTCTGCTGCGTGACGGGAACCTGTGGCTGGTCTACAGCGACGGCATTGAACAGGATCTCGGCGAAGTTCGCGGCGCGCAGGGCGAAAGCATTGAGGGGCCGAACGGCGCGGACGGAATTGACGGCGTCGGCATCGCCGATGTGCTGGTCGTAGGCGATCGGCGAAAACTGCTGCTGACCGACGGTCGCGAGCTGGATTTGGGTCGCCTGGAAGGTCGCGACGGAAATGATGGCGCGCCCGGAGTGCCTGGAGCGGTGGGCCGCGGTATCGCCGACACCTGGGTGACCGACGAAGGGCGATTGCACCTCGTCTATTCGGACGGCACCGAGGAGACGCTGTCGGAAATCAGGGGGCCGAAGGGCGATACTGGGCCTGCGGGCCGGGACGGTATAGACGGCAAAGACTTCGAGCCGGAACTGATGCGCTCGCTGATCACTGACGTGGTCGCTGCATTACCGACGCCGCGCGATGGGCTTGAGGGCCCGCCCGGGATCGATGGCAAAGACGCTGATCCGATCCTGATCCGCTCTATGGTGGAAGAGGCTGTCGCCGCTCTGCCGCTCCCCAAGGACGGGGAACCAGGCATTCCGGGCCGTGATGGTGCGGACGCCGATCCTGCGTTCGTGCGGGCACTGGTGACGGAAGCTGTCGCTGCCATACCGACACCGAAAGACGGCATCGACGGCAAAGACGCCGATCCGGACATGGTCAAGGCGCTGGTCAGTGAAGCCGTGGCGTCGCTGCCGCCTGCAATTGACGGCAAGGACGGCCGTGACGGCTTGGACGTGGATCCCGAACTGGTTCGCGCATTGGTCACCGAGGCCGTCTCCGCCATCCCGTTGCCAAAGGACGGCAGGGATGGTCGAGACGGAGCCGATGCCGATCCTGCGTTCGTCCGCACGCTGGTAACAGAAGCGGTTGCCGCTATCCCGCCACCGCGCGATGGCGTGGACGGGAAAGATATTGATCCGGAGTTTGTCCGGGCGCTGATCACAGACGCTGTTGCGCAACTGCCACCCGCGCCACGTGGTGAAAAGGGCGATCCCGGACAGGACGCGGATCCGGAATTCCTCCGTCTCCTCGTCACTGACGCGGTCGCGGCATTACCGGCGCCGCGTGACGGCATCGACGGGCTGGACGCCGATCCGACAGTCATCCGTTCCATGGTTGAGGAAGCTGTCAACGCCATTCCCAAGCCAACCGACGGCAAGGACGGCCGTGACGGCTCGGACGTTGATCCGGAGTTTGTCCGGTCGCTGGTTACCGAAGCCGTCTCCGCTATTCCGCCCGCACCGCCCGGCGAGAAGGGCGAACCGGGGCCTGCGGGCCGCGACGGTTCCGATGCCGATGTGACCAAGTTCGCCGCCGATCTGCACGACAGTATCAACGCGCTGCGCGAATGGACGACGGGAGAAATCACCGATGCCATCGGACGAGCAATGGCGACTGCTGATGAGATTAAGCGTTCAGTCGATGCAGCTTTGGCAACTGTCCCTCGCGGCTTCCTGGTTAATGCCGATGGCGATCTGGTATTCGTGCGCCGAGACGGCACCACCGAAGCCGTCGGACGCGTCCGCGGCGACGACGGATCAACGCCGCCCGGTGTTGATTCATTCTCGCTAGACCCCGAAGGTAATCTCATCGCCCACATGACCGACGGTCGCTCGCTGTCTATCGGGTTGGTGCGGGGTGCCGACGGCAGGCATGGCAAGGACGGCGCGCCTGGTCTCGGCTTTGACGACATGCGCTGGGAATATGACGGCGAGCGCACGATGACGGTGGTCATGGAGCGCGAAGGCCAGAGGCAGACACAGTCGTTCTACGTGCCGGTGCCGATCGATCGCGGCATTTGGCGCGAGGGCGAATACGCTATGGGCGACACGGTCACGCGCGATGGTGCGGTCTGGATTGCCAAGAGGACCACGACGGCAATACCGGGCGTCGGGGCTGATAATGGCTGGCGCTTGGCCGTGAAGAGCGCGAGGAATGGGCGGTCGGCCTATGAGATTGCGAGGGCTGCAGGGTTCAGCGGCACTGAGAAGGAATGGCTCGCTAGTTTGCGTGGGCCGGAGGGGCGACCTGGCCCGGCCGGGCCTCCGGGAAAAGACCGGACCTAAATGTTTGACGGCATCGATCGGCCCGCGTGGTTCCCTGATTGGAGCGGCTGTGTCGCTGTCATCGTTGCATCGGGACCATCGGCCAAGAACGTCGATTTCGGCATTCTGGCGCACAAACAGCGCGTCAAGGTTATTGCAATCAAGGAGTCATGGCGGCTCTGCCAGCCGGACGTCATTTACGGCTGCGACCGGCCATGGTGGCACGCCAATATCGGCATGCCGAAGTTCTCCGGCCTCAGGGTCGCATATGACCCCGCGCTGCACGAGCAGTATCCAGACATCCATCTGATCAAGATCGATCTGCATAAGGACGACATCCTG